GCGGTGGTGGCGGTGGAGAGGCTGCTCCTGCTCCAATCTTTGCCAACCCTCAAACAACTATGCTTGGAACCGATGGTGCTGCAATGGGCCAAGGCCAAGGATCATCGCCAATGCGAGCCTATGTCGTGGAGAGGGACATCACCCAAAGCACTCGCAGGGTTCGGAGGTTGGAGGAATTTGCAACTCTTGGAGCCTAACCACATTTACCTGCATGGAACTACCCATATACCGAATGACCGTGGACGAGGTCGATGAAGGGGTCCAATTCGTGGCCCTGACCGATATGCCCGCCATCGAACGGCCATTCCAAGCCTTCGCAAAGACACCACAAAAGTTCACCGAAACAGGCGAACGGAGAGTGCTTACTGGCCCTCTCATGCTTGCAGACACTCCCATCTTTCGCAAGGACGAAACCTATGGCGAGTACTACGTGGTCTTTGACAAAGCCACCATCCGCAAGATAGTCCAAAAGTATTTCAAGCAAGGCAACCAGCACAACGTCAACGCTTACCACAACGCTGAACTCGATGGCGTGTTCATGTTCGAGTCCTACATCACCGACTCAGAGCGTGGCATCATGCCACCCAAGGGCTACGAGGACACCCCCGACGGTTCTTGGTTCGGTTCCTTCAAGGTTGAGAACGACGAGGTGTGGGACAACCGCAACCTGTTCCGGGGTTTCTCCGTTGAGGGACTCTTCGGGATGGACAAGACCGAATCCGAAATGGAGGTCGCACTCGCTGGCCTTGCTGACGAATTAACCGCTTTTTTGCAACAATTAACCCCCACCTACAAATCCCACTAACTATGAATCTCAAAAACGCAATCGAATCCCTGCGGACTGAACTCCGCAAATTCAGCACCCAAAAGCAGTCCTTCGCTGACTACAAGTTGACCGATGGAACCGTTGTCCGTGTGGATGGCGACCTTGTTGCCGGTACTGCCGTTTACGTTGTAGCCGAGGACGGCACTCTCCCTGCCCCCGATGGCGAACACGTTGTCGAAGGCGTTGGCACGATCAAGACCGAAGGAGGCAAAATCGTTGAGGTCATCGCTGCCGAAGTAGCAACCCCGGTCATCGAGCCGTTGCCTGTTGCTGCTGAAATCACTCCCGAAGTGGCCGTTGAGGTTACCGAAGAAATCAAAGAAGCCTATCCTGCCATGACCCCCGAAGTCGTTGAGGCCATCGTTGCCAAGCACCTCGGAGCCATCATGGAAGAACTCAAAGCAGCCTATGCCGAGATGGGAAAGATGAAGGAGAAAATGTCAGCATTCGCATCGCAGGTTGAAACTATGGCCGACATCGTCGAAAAGGTTTCCGAACTCCCAGCCGAAGCCTCAAAAGCAAGCGGTTCAGCAATCGTTGAGCAACGCAAGGCTCAAGCCTCGCAGAACTTCAACGCTCTCGCACAAGCACTCCAATCACTCAAAAAAAACTAAACCCCTAAACCCCCATTAACAATGGCATATTCGTTCACAGGATTAACCTCCTACACCGACCAAGAGAGGCTTCCTCTCATCACCAAAGCGGTATTCTCCGCTCGTTCAGCAGCCCTGTTCACCAAGCAGGTGGGCATCAAGTTTGCTGCTGCCCTCAACCTCATGGACACCGATGCACAATTGCAGAGCGGTGATGCTTGCGGTTACACCACTTCAGGAACGACTGCCTTCACCCAGCGGAATATCACGGTTGGACGTATGAAGGTTCAAGAAACCCTTTGCCCTCGTTCCTTGGAACAATACTGGATGCAGACCCAGTTGACTGCTGGCTCTACCTACGATAGTGTTCCTTTCGAGCAGGCTTTCTCCGAGCAGAAGGCTCTCCGTATCGCAGAAGCATTGGAGAACGCAATTTGGAAGGGCAACACCTACTTTTCAGGTGTCAACCAGTTGTTGAACGCTGCTTCGGGTTCTACCATCAGCGGTAACACAGGAGCGGTTTCTGCCTCCGTTGGTATCACCACAGGCAACGCAATCGCCATCTTTGACGGGATCTACAACCAAATTCCACAGGCCATCTTGACCAAGACTGATCTCGTGATCTTTTGCGGTTGGGACAACTTCCGTACGTTGCTTGGTGCTTTCAAATCAACCGCTAACGTCCTGTATAACCAAGTTGACTTGGCTGGCCTTGCTGACGGGGACATCATGTATCCCGGCACAAACGTCCGTGTCATCGCAGTTCCCGGATTGACTGGCACGAACCGCATCGTTTCTTCTTACCTCGGCAACTTCTTCTACGGAACCGACTTGTTGAGCGACGAGGAGCAGTTCTCAATCTGGTTCAGCAAAGACAACGACGAAGTCCGCTTCCAAGCAGCCTTCAAAGCAGGTGTCCAAATCGCTTACCCCGACTTGGTTGTTGACTTCCGCTTGACCTAATGTGTAGGGGGGAGGGAAACCTCCCCTCACTTTTTTGTTCTCTTGAAACTTAAAACCCAAATACACATATGTCCTGCTCCTTAACAACTGGCTACGCCCTTGGATGCCGAGATTCAGTCGGTGGCATCAAAGCAATTTACGTCCAATCCTTCATCCCATCGGGGTCCTGCAATGCCAACCTTTCAGGCGCGGTTACAGGCTTCACGGGGTACGCTTCGGGTGGGTTCTTCGAGTATGACTTGACCAAGGCTACGTCCTCTTTGACTGAAACCTTGAATGCGAGCATCGAGAACGGTTCAATCTACTACACCCCCGAAGTAACCTTCACCATCAACAAACTGCAAGTCGCAGTCCGCAACGAACTCCGCCTGCTGGTCCGCAACCGTGTCATCGTCATCGTCCAAGACAACAACAACCGCTACTGGTTGTTAGGTTCTGCCAACGGCTTGGAGGCAACCGCTGGAACCGCTGGAACTGGTACTGCCTTCGGGGATAGAAGTGGCTACGAGTTGACCTTGACCGGGATGGAACCCGACCCGATGTTCTCAATTGCGTCAACAGTCTTTGCACCATCGACTACGCAGATACTCGGTTCGTAGTATCTTCGCATTAGGTTTTCATCATCTGAGGTTTGGGAGGGCAGTCAGCAATGGCTGCCCTTCTTATTTTTACGGCCATGAAGATTTGCATCGTTTACAACGCCCATCCAACCGGGTGCAGTTACTACCGCCTCGAAATGCCGAACGCATACCTTGGCGACAACTACCCGGAGTTTGACTATGTGTGCGTCGAGAATATCACCACGATCAGCGACGAGGGATTGAAGTCGATTGACCTGTTCCTATTCAGCCGTTTGTGGTGCCAAGGAACGATGGAGCAGGTGGAGAATGTCTACAAAGCCCTGACCCAATTCGGGGCCAAAATCATCCTTGACTTGGACGACTATTGGGTGCTGGAATCGGGCCACATCATGTACCGCCACTATCACCAAACCAAACTCGCAGAGGTCATCCGTAAGCACATCAAATTGGCCGATTGGGTTACCTGTACCACCGAACACCTTGCGTCCCGCATACGGCCCCTAAACGCCAATGTGAGCATTCTGCAAAACGAGCCATACGAAGCCTACCAACAATTCATCCCGAATCCCGAAGAAGAACCCGACAAGCACCTCGTCAAGTTCGGTTGGTTCGGTGGTGCGCAGCATGGCGAGGACATGGAACTGCTCCGTGAGGGGATGCAGAAACTACGCTGGGACGCAAACTTGGATGGCAAGTACCGCCTCTATCTTGGAGGGTGGAACGACAATAACCCCGTTTACGAGGGCTACGAGAAAATCATAAGCGACCAAGGGAACAACCCGAACTACGGACGCATTCAGGCTGCGGACATCTATTCTTACGTCGGTGGCTACAACTTCGTGAACGTTACCCTTGCACCGCTCCGAGATACCAAGTTCAACAAACTCAAGTCCGAGTTAAAGGTCGTAGAGGCAGGGTGGATGAACAAAGCGATCATCGCAAGCGAAACCATCCCCTACACCGATGTCATCCGACACGGGGAGAACGGGTTCTTGGTCCCCTACAATAAGCCAAAGGACTGGTACAAGTACATCAAGCAGTTGATTCTTGACCCCGACCTTCGCAAAGGCTTGGCTGACAACCTAACGAGGGACATCAAGAAGCAGTTCAACGTGGCAGAAACCGCCAAGAAGCGGGCCGAACTATACAGGCAGATTGGGCGCAAATTGTGAAATTCGGGGGCATCGCACATTTACAAGCAGATGCTTTACATTAGCCCTGACACAACCAACACCCTGACAGTTACATGGACCGAGCGAGCCAGCACGGGGGACCGCTACATCTTGCGACTCACGAGCATTGCCAAGAACACCACGACCGATTTCACCCTGCTGAAATCCGCAAACCTGTCATCTTATACCAACCGCTATGACCAATTTTCGATTGCCGTGGGGTCGCTTGAAACAGGCTCGTATAAATATGAAGTTTACGATACCAATAGCACGGTTGCCGCTGCTTTGGCGGTCGTTGAAACGGGCTTGGCATTTATACAAACCGCAACGATAGGGTTCAATACCTACGCCAATTCAATTACTTACAACACCTTCCTCGCATCCAGCGTGAGGGTATTCGATTCAACCTTTGACCAATCCTTCGCATGAGCGTACAAACACGAAGCGACCTCCAAGCGAGTGCTGCTACCATTACTAACGAAACCGCTGCCGGGGCGAACACCGCATCCCGTGTTGGTGGCCTATTCGACGACCTCGCAGACACCGCAACGCTTAACCGGGAACGGGGCTTTGCAAACCTTTACCTCGATACCAACACGGCTTTCACCCCAACGCAGGGTCAAAAGGTTAAGTTGACAAGTGCGATGAGTTCAGGCGTTTTGTCAACCTATAATTTCTCACGGACTAACAACTCGCTGACCTACACAGGCACAACAGGGGCGACCCTTCGCATCGCTGCATCCATGGTCTTGGCACAGGGCAACAACCACCAAATCAAGGTTTACATCGCCAAGAACGGCACAACGATTGACCAGTCAATGACTGACATCACAACGGCTCACACGAACGGCCATGCGATTTATACGGAGGCTTACGTTACGGGTGCAGTCAACGACGAGTTTACCATCTACGTCAACGCAATCGATAGCGGTACAAGTATCACGATTTCAGCCCTTTCATTTACCATCCACACGCTATGAGTAATAAATCTACTCAACACTTCACCCAATGGTTGGGGATAGAACACAAAGTGCCAGTCATGTTGGAAAACAGGTCCGGCAAGTACATCACCTACGGCTTTGCCAACGAATATCCCTACTACCTGCTTGACAACTATCGCAGGTCGTCCAAGCACAACGCTATCGTCAACGGCAAGGTGAACTACATCATGGGCGGAGGATGGCAGGCAGGGGACAACCTGACCGTAGAGCAGCAGGCCCGGTTCATCAAGTTCTTTGACGGACTTTCCAGCACCGAGGACCTGAACGACATCACCGAGAAACTGGTCCTTGATTTAGAACTATTCAACGGCTTTGCGGTTGCGGTTACTTGGTCCAAACTTGGGACCATCGCCAAGATGGAGCATATCCCGTTCGAGAAGATTCGGGTTGACAAAGAGGAGAAGATGTTTCAGGTGGCGGACTGGTACAACGACGACATGATGCAGTTGTTCCCCAAGGTCGGGGACATCGAGAAGATACCTGCATTCGACCCGGAGAACCGCCTCGGAAAGCAGTTGTTCTACTATCGTGTGTATGCAGCAGGCGTGAAGCACTATCCTCTGCCCGAATACATCGGAGGGAACGCTTGGATTGAAGCAGACGTGCAAGTAGCGAATTTTCACAACAACAACCTACGCAACAACTTTTGGGGCGGTTACTTGATAAACTTCAACAACGGCATCCCGACCCCCGAAGAACAGGGCGACATTGAAAGGCAAATCAAACGCAAGTTTTCAGGAACCGACAATGCTGGTCGCTTCGTGGTTACATTCAACGATGAAGCAGCGAATGCCCCGACACTTGAACCGCTCACTCCGAGCGACATGGACAAGCAGTTTGAGATATTGAACAAGGCTATCCAGCAAGAGATATTTATCGCCCATCGTGTAACCAACCCCATGCTATTCGGAGTCAAGACCGAAGGCCAAT